CTGTATCTCTCAAAGCTAGCGTCTGCACACCACCCATCCAATATGTATCTGCTAACGTAGATCCTAACTTCATTTGTCCGTATGCTGGTTGATAAGATGCTGAAAAAGTAATATCTGATGTAGTATTGGGTGACTGAGAGACTCCTGCTCCATTAACTCCATTAGTATCAGGGACTATGGTGTATTCCATACCCCCATGCCACAGAGCGTACATACGTGCAATAGCTAATGCCCATGAGTTCGCAGCTGACGGATCGTTCATACCTGCCCCCATTCGTACGGGATAAAACCCCGGTGTTTGAGGACCAGGGAAAGTACCTCCACCAGTTTTAATCAATTGGCTAGCAGGACTCACAGCAATTCCTAAATTTCCTCCATAAGCATTCTTAAGCGTAGGGATTGAATTGATGGAACCCGTACTCACAGTAATAGTATCATTAAGCCACAAACTCTTCCTCTTTGCCAATGCCCTAACATCTGAGATCTTTTGATTCAAACTGGTAGTTGTCTCACCTGTAACATTACCCTTCGTCAAAACTAATGGCTTATCATCTTGAGTTCGTTCTTCTGTCAATACTTGTGCTTCTACTGAACGAAAAGCTGTGGTCGGTATAGTACAATTAAGATTATTAGCTAAAGAAGGATATTCCCATTCCATATTGGAACCAGCCGCATAATAAACATTAAATTCTATCTGTTGGGCAACATTAGATGGTGCCGTCAATGAATTAACAGTAACAAAGTGAAGCACTCCTAAACTATAACGGGAATCAAAATCGAAATTACGGACACCAGTTGGATCAGTAATAAACTGTGTGGATACCTTACGCGCCACAATCGACTGGTAGGGAATTTCAAACTCAAACTCTTTTTGCTCACGTAAGTCCATAATCATTAGAGGGTATTGCATAGCTTGACCCATAGTAAGAACTGGATCATCTAAATTGAAATCCACACTAGGTTGAAAAATTGCTGCCAAACGTCCTGTATGAAAATCTGTCGAAACAAACTCTACCTTCACTTTAATGTTACCATACCAATAGCCAAATAATGACGTAATATAAGAAAGCCATGTGTGTTCAAATTTAGGTACAACAAAAGCAGATCCAGTTGATGATGATGAGTTTACATTTTTCTGCATACAATATCGAGGCATAACCGGAAGACGAGCCAAAGTGGTTCCAACACCATTGGCAGCTGTCCACGGAATAGCTCGATTAGTAATTGAATATCGAGAAGCTAATTTATGAATACTAAGTTCATCCACATTACTAGGTGAAAACTCATCGTGATGTAAATAGCCTGCTGTAGGGCAAGTACCTAAAGTAACCGCTCCAGAAAGTCCATCCATATGCCCAAAGGGCTCCATTGGATAAATCACACTACGAACGGCAGTATCAAGGTATGATGGTTTATCTAAATTAAATGATTTGAGAATTTTTCCAGCACTACCAAAGAATTTGCCTGCTTGCTCTGCTGCTCCAGAAAAATTACCTGTAATAGCATTCCAAACACTCGCATATCCACTCTTCGCCCCATTAACAATTTCCTCAAACAATTGGGCTTCCACCATACGGGTAGGAAGAACAACAGTATGTGGGGCAACTGGAACATGCATATCTACATCAACACAGGACAAATAAGTAACCAAATCAGCATAACCAATGGCACCGGAACCCGTTTGTAATTGATTTAACACCTTTACGCGTACAATACCCATCAACCCAACAGCATCTGGATTAGTAGTAGATAAATATGATTGAACATGATCAAAAGGAATATCTAAATATGCTTCATTAGACTTAGAAGCGTCTATTTTAACATGAGGCAGACAGGTCATTGCTGCGTAGCTTAAATATTTGGAAGCATCACCAAAAACATCGTGATCCAGGGCATCAATATGTTGCCCAAATGGGTCATAACATATAAGTAGTATTCCCTGTTGAAATCGATTAGAATTAAGTTTAAAATGCAGACGAACGGTAGGTTTAAAAAATGTAAAAATGGTAAGTAAATTCATGGAAAAAGACGAATAAGCTGTCAAAAATACCTGCGGAATGTTAAAAGTTGCAGTAGTTGCACCAGGCAAATCAGCAATAGCCCAACGATTTGTACTAATAAATATGGGATTTTTCATAATCTCACGAACATTATAGGGAACTTCACTCATAACTGAAGATAGTTCTGTCCTCAAATGTTCAGTGGGAATTTGTGAAATGCGACCATTATCACTTTCCGAATCTCTCTCTGCAACCGATATAAAATGTTGATTAACTTCCACATTAATCTGCTGTTCTTCAGTCGTATTATTATTGTTATTTTCATTATTTGTTGTAGCAATCTATAATAAAAATTAGGGGTCTGATTAAAACACACTAAAGTTGATGAATGTTTGGATTTTAAAAGGCACTAAATGTAAATACACTTCCTTTAATATTTCTATAATATGTCTAGTGGCGTAAATATAATTCATCTATATATACAAAGCTTATAACCCTATATATAACATATTAACCATAATTGTCGTGAGTTTTAGAACTCTAACTTAGCGTTTATAAGAATACGCAAAAATCTATACATTTACATAACAAATGATCTGTAGTGATTTTACAAGATTCACAAAACTGCCACAATTTTCTAATTTTACATGATTTAAAACAGATATGTATACTACCAATATTACTCTTGGCCACTGGCTAGAGGGTCTTAATTAGACGAACACATAACAATGTGTATTGGGTTAAAGAAATACGAGTGCATGGATAAACC